TTTAATTAATTTTTCAATTCCTGAACCCAGACGACCATCTAGTACTCCTCGCCTTATCTATACTGATATGTGCGACAGCTGTCCCCCGGAAACATTTTCCATGGTTTCAACAACCATTAGGGCACTACACTTCTTAGCTACTAACAAACATGTGCGAGTTTTGTTATGGTTAGCTTTAGCTAGTGGAGGAACTTACCGTTATCATCGGTTAGTTACTAGTTATGTGTTACACTACATGGGTAGGAGTTATGATAAAGACATGCGTGCCCTCCGCACTCTTTTCTACGATATCAAGGTGCCCGTTGCACGAGTTGCGACCAACCACACTCACGGGCCCGCTGCTTCAGCACGTACTGAAGCCAATACATTAATGCTACAATATACTCGAATGCTAGGCAAAGAACCATATTTCTACCAATGCAGTGATAAAGACCGATCTAAACAATTTGACGGCTCACGAGAGTATTATTGGGCCAAAGACGCTACAGTTAGTCCTAGCCGTGACTATAGTGCAGAAAAACATGTTCTCTGCTTGATAGATGTGGATTATTATCTCGATATGCCTGAATTCATGGCCACTCATTATAACCCTATCTTGATATACACGATCATTCCTGAGACCGCAGGTTGTGTAGCGGCACACGCACCTTACTGTTTTCATAAAGATAATACCATTGAGATGACTGTCTCTGGAGGTGCGACGTACAGGCATGAGCTGTGGAACTACAGCCATGATACTGTTACTGTCCGCCATTGGTACACTACCGTTGTTTATTGTCTAGAGAAGAAACGGATTACAGATGATAGGTATTTGATTCTTATGACACCTATAATATATTGGCCATGGTATCTTTATCCGTTCACTTTGGCCCTTGAACACAATACGCTGTCACGTTTGAACGTAGTAGACGGCGAATTTGCGCGGTTGCGTATCGCCCGCAAAGAGGGACTGTTTGTGTCCACTTGTCTACTAGGAGCCTTTAATTCAGCAACTGTGCCCATCGCTGCGGACGATAGTGTCCGTGCTGCCCTACGGACTTCTAAGACGGCTCTTACCCCACCCATGATACAAGGGTTGGAAGGGGTACTGACCCGAGAAACTGCTATGGTGCTTGTTGATTATCACCGCAGTAAGAGCCCAATTGTCCCGCCCACAGTATTTCCCGTGTCTGAGGGCGTCCGAGAATACCAAGCCATTATGCCCGGCGCCTGGCTTAATTTTGACGCCCGTACAGGCCTTAAACCATTTATGTCACCTATAGTTCATGGTGCTTATTCTCCAGTCAAATCTAAATCTAATGACCTGTGCGCAGTCAAGTTTCGTATAACTGATGTCCAGAGTGATGTCCCTATGACTCCACAGCTTCTCAATTATATGAATGAGTTCATTGAACTCGCTTTTAAACGCCACAAACATACACTAGACCCTTATGACGTTGACGAAGTATATGCCCGACAGAACCGACCGTCCCAGAAGCACAAGCTTGATGAAGGCGCAGCTACAGTAAATGCACGCCGAAAGGTTGATAGCTTTCTCAAGAGTGAGTGTTATGGGAAATTGGCTCCACCACGTCTCATAGCAACTATTAATGGTAAAGACAAGTTGGAATATGCACAATTTATTTACAAGTGCTCTGACTTGTTGAAGAACATGATTGGTTTCTTCCCTGAGTTTCCTTGGTATGCTTTCGGGCATTCTCCCATTGAGACAGCGAGACGCATTGCAGCCATTTGCATGGCATGCCTTTTACACATATTGAAAACTGATGCGTCTAAGTTTGATGGTAGATATAGCCTAGTCCTACGTGTGTTTGAGCGGTTGATACTGATGTACCTCTTCAAGCCCCAGTATCATGAAGAGCTGGTCGACTTGCATAAGGCAACGTATAATATGAAAGCCACAACTACTGAAGGCGTCAAGTTCGCAACATTGTATGTACGTAATTCAGGTGAAAATGCAACAGCATTCTTTAACACGACCTCAAATTCCTTTATCAATTATGTTGGGTTCCGACTCGCCGGGTATTCCCCTGAGGAAGCCTACGCCAAACTGGGGTCTTATGGCGGCGACGACGGATTAACGGGTGATCTACCCTTTGAGATGCTTGCGAAAGCTGGACGTATGGTAGGCCAAGAAATAACTGGAGTTGTAGTGCGCCGTGGTGAAATGGGCGTTTCATTTCTTGCCCGCATGTATTCCCCTTATGTGTGGTGGGGAGATTTAAATAGCTGTTGCGATATACCACGTCAATTGTGTAAGTTCCACGTCTCTACACTAATGGACCCTAATATTCCTGCGACTGCCAAGCTCCTCGCTAAATCATTGTCCTTTATCCACACTGATCAATATACGCCTGTAATTGGTGAGTTGGTGTCTAAAGCGGTGCAATTGCGTACGGCGCAAGATGATAAGATACAGGAGCTGTGGTCAGAACAATTAGCCAATATACGCTATACTGAACCCTTAGCATCGGAAGGGCAGTATCCAAATGAAAATGATGGCTGGATGGATGCCTATTTTCAACAGTCAATGCCCAACTTTGACCTTGCTTTGTTCCGCGGGTATTTAGACCGCGTCAGGAATTTAGACCACATGCTTACCTTCCCGTTATGCCAGGACGTCGAAGAACCAGCTCCAGGCCCTGTACCTATGGTTCTTGGAGACCGCATTGTCAGTCCCGTACCTGTACCTACCACAGCTGTGAAGATGGTTAAGCGTGCTATGTGTACCTACCATGCAGCTGGGAAATGTACCAAGGCGGATAAATGCACGTTTGCTCACGACAAGAAAGAGCTTGTGCCACCGGACTGCAGAAATGGGACAAAATGTACTCACAAAGGTTGCAAGTTTAACCACCCCGAGGAGGTAAAGACGGAACCAGTTAATCCCGCATTTCAACCAGGGCTCCAAAACCCCTTAGATGCAGTTGCGATGGCACTGGAGCCTAGAGTGGGACGGAAAACTCGTGTCAAGCCTGATCCAGAAATAGTTGACCTGAAACCTCGTAATAAGAGAAAGGCTACCCCATTAGGCACTGCAGAGGGCAAGCAGCAGAAACAGGAAGCCTATGCAGAGAAAATGGTTGCATTTGCAACAAGTGGCGAAAAGGATTACAAGACGTTCAAGAAACATTTTATTCCAGCAGTTGGTATGAGTATACATGGGGGTTCTTTGTCCTCCACTGCTTTACCCACAGTTTCCCAGGTTGTTGCGGAACATAAGGTCATTGGGTATATCCCCAAAACCAAAAATGATGTTCTATTTGGTGAGGTGGAATATGAAATGTCGCGTCCCACAACGCCCATACCAACTCAAGCGGTAACGCCAGGCCAATGGGCCAGATATGATCTTGTTCACTTTATAGTGCAACTAGTCGCCACACACAGTACATCACTTGTGGTTACCATGGCGCCAGTGTATGAGGAATGGGCCAAGAAGTGGTACCCAAAGTTCTCATTTCTTATTGTGTTGTTAGAAACTGCGACCAATTGCCGCTTAATCGGCCGGGGTGCCCTGATGACCTTCGTAATGCATGCGTTTGCCGCTTTTGTGGGACGTTATAATTTAGGCGGCGCCATTGCAATTCATGCATTTTGGAACAATATTTGTGTTCCTGTCATTAACCGATTGGCTCTTATCGGTATTGACCAAATTTAATATAGTTATAGTGAAATTTAAGTGATAATTTAATCTCATTCTAGTTTTCTCCCCACAGTTGGTTGATGGGGAACGTAATTCACTTTACAAACAATTTTTAAATCTTACAAGATCAATTTAATATTCACCAAGTCTTTACTTGTGTTAGATATATTGCTTCATTCGAGTCTATTCTCAACTACGAAAATAGAGTACGTAATTTTAGCCACCTCACACTTACATGTTACTGAGACCATCGAAAATGCCCATGAAGAGAAGACCTCGTGTGCGTCGGGCCAGAACGTTGATGGCACCAGTGGAAGTCATCTCAGTCCCACAGCAACAACTGCGCCCACCACCACGTCCAAAACAAAGGGCGCCGGCTCGAAGGGGCCCAAACTTACGCGCCAACAATGGGCCCAGATAC